GAAAAAGAGGCGGCAAAAAAAGAAAATAAAATAAGATAAGGAGGAGAGATGTCTTATTTAATATCTAATGTACCCTACTTTAAAGTATGGGTAAGAAAAGAATTTACTGCGGGTCATCAAAAGTACCATGGTGAATTTTTACATGCTTTAGCATTTGCAGTTAATTGTATTCCTGATAGATCACTATCATTTCAAGTTGTTTTTACTGGTTGTGAAGCTGAAGGTGATGAACCTAATGTTCATGGCGGTGCTATGTGGGCTAGAATGCCTATACAAGCTTTAATGGCAGACATACCAGTAGATGAATGGCCAGAAAGAATGGAAAATCATCTATGTCAACCTTGGGATTGTATGTCTCATCATCATTCAGTAATAGTTATGGACAGAACATCATCATCACCTTGGTATGCTAAAATAGACGGTGAGTTTTATTTAGCTAAATATATTTTTACAGTTGATTATACAGAACATGAAATAGCTGATAGTCCAGATCAACACAAACAAAGTCATTTATTGTATCTTCTTGAGGGAAAATGGAAAGGAAATTTAGTAGCTCTGCCAAATAATAGGGTAAGGGTTACAAATCCAGCATTATGGGCAACAGGAGAAGGCGCTCCTGATTTTATACCAAGTCAAGAGTTACATAGCAGTGAAGAACATGAAAGTTATACTGATCCTGATATAACTTTTAACAATCTTTACAGTGACAAGGAAAAAAAATAATGGATGGGGTTGAATTAGTACAAAAAATATTACATATTATTCGTGAACAAAAGGACACTGTTCACGAAAAAGTAACTTCAGGGAACTGCAAGGATTGGGAAGCATATCGGTCAAGCATAGGTCAATTACAGAGTCTGGCTTATGTGGAGCAAGAGATAATTGCTCTGGTGTCACAAAAGGAGAGTGACGATGGCTAAAACAAAGCTGTATGTACCTGATAGGTATGTTGATAAAAAAGTGGATAAAAAAGTAAAAAAGGAAGAAAAGCCTGATTTACAAGTATCTGATGCTTACACCGAAGAAAATAAAAGAGTTCTTGATCCAAGTCTCTTAAAAAAATCTGCAAAAGAAAGAATACCACAACCCACAGGTTATCGTGTGGTTGTTATGCCTTTTCAAGGTTTTGCTAAATCTAAAGGTGGCATTGTTATACCTGACGAGACACGAGAAAGAGAATCTTTAGCTACAGTTGTAGCTTACGTTGTTACTTTAGGCCCTGACGCTTACAAAGATAAAGATAAATTTCCTAACGGTCCTTACTGTAAAGAAGGCGAATGGGTAATTATTAGTAAGTACGCTGGAACAAGAATTAAACTTGCTGACGGCGAAATTAGGATTTTAAATGACGATGAGATTCTCGGAACTATCTTGGAACCAACTGATGTTTATACAATATAGGAGTGTCTAATGAATGAAGAAACTGAAGAAAAAATAGTAGAAGTTGAAGAAACAGTAACTATTGACGAAAGCCAACCAGCAATTGTTGATGTTAGTGATAATGAAACTGAAACTGATAATGAGTCTGTATCTCAAGGATTAAGTGAAGAAGAGCTTGATAAAAGAAGAGATAAAACTCAAAAAAGAATTAACAAACTTGTTGCACAAAGAAAAGAGTCAGAAGAAAGAGAAGCTGCTGCTTTACAATTTGCTCAACAACAAAAAGCAGAAGCTGACGCTTTAAGAGGTCAACTTAATAATTTAAATACAGGTTATAGTGCAGAAGCCTCTAGTCGTATTGATTCTCAAGAAGCTCAAGCCAAAGCTGCTTTTAAAGAAGCTTATGAGTCTGGTGAAGTCGATAAAATGGCTGATGCTCAACAAGTTATGGCTAAAATTGCTATTGAAAAAGAAAGATTAAGACTTTTTAAAAGTAATCAAGAAAAACAACAACAAGCGCAAGAAGCTCAACAAAATTATCAACAGCAACCTGGCGCTCAACAACAGCAACTACAACAACAAGAATATGTTCCTCAACCTCAACCAGATGCAAAAGCAGTTGATTGGGCAGAAAGAGAAGAGAATAGTTGGTTTGGACAAGACCGTGCAATGACAGCTACGGCTTTTACAATTCACCAGCAACTTGTTGAAGAAGAAGGTTTTGATCCAAATTCTGATGAGTATTATTCAGAGATTGATAAAAGAATTAGAACTGAATTTCCGCACAAATTTGAGGGTAAAAATGCCCGTACTCAAACAGTTGCTCCTGTATCTCAAGGAAAGACTAGCCAAAAGAGTAAAAAAAGTGTTAAATTAACCCCAGCACAAATTTCTGTAGCTAAAAGACTTGGTGTACCGCTTGATGCATATGCCAAAGAAGTTGCAAAAATTGATGCAAGAAATAATTCATAGAGGTATATGATGTCAGAAGAAAATAACGAATACGAATTTATAGATGCAGAAACTTCTAAAGCTCCTGCAACCGATAGAAGCGCTCGGTCAACTGAAACACGAACCTCTAGTCAACGCCCCGTGCAATGGCGACCACCCAATAAATTGCACGCCCCAACCCCACCGTCTGGTTTTGTCCATAGATGGATTAGAGCTGAAGTATTAGGTTATGATGATAAGAACAATGTTCATTCAAGAATGACCGAAGGCTATGAGCTCGTTCGTGCAGATGAGTATGAGGGTAGCGTCTTCCCAGCTGTCGAGGATGGTAAATATACCGGAGTCATTGGAGTAGGCGGTTTACTTCTGGCAAGAATACCAGAAGAATTTGTCGAACAGCGCAAACAATATTACGCACAGCGTGCTCAAGAGCAAATGCAGGCGGTTGATAACGATTGGATGCGTGACAATAATTCAGCGATGCCTAAATTTCAGGCAGAGCGAAGTTCAAAAGTAACCTTTGGTACTAAATAAAAAATAGTATCAAACATCTAATAGGAGTAGCTAATGGCTAATAAAGATGCTCCATTTGGGTTAAGACCTGCTGCCTTACTTGGCGGTGGTGCTTACACTGGCGGTCAAAGAGAATACGAAGTATCTAATGGTGATACAACAAGTATTTATCAAGGTGATATTGTTAAAGGTTTAACAACCGGATTTATCAAAAGAATGGCTGCTGGAGATGGTGGACTTGTAGTGGGCGTATTTAATGGGTGCCAATTTACAGATTCATCAACTGGAAAACCTAGATGGTCAAACCATTGGACAGGCGATAGTGCAGTTACTAGCGAAGTTAGAGCTTATGTAGTAGACGATCCTAATATCATTTGTGAAGTGCAAGCAGACGCTGCATTCACTATAGCTGGCGTTTTTGCTAACTATGATATTGTGGATAATTCAGGTACAGGAAGCGATAATAGCGGTATCTCATTTGCAGAACTAGATGTAGGAACAGCAGCAACAACTGCTTCTCTTCCTCTGAAAGCTCTTGCAGTATCAACTGATCCAGACAATGATGATACTTCTACGGCAAATACAAATGTCGTAGTTATGATCAACAACCATTTCGCTTCTGCTGGTACAACTGGCTTAAATTAGGGAGATAAACAATGGCTATATCAAGAGCACAACTTGCTAAAGAACTAGAGCCTGGTCTAAACGCTCTCTTTGGCTTAGAGTACAGCAAATACGGAGACGAAGCTGCTGAAATCTTTGAAACTGAAACATCAGATAGAGCTTTCGAAGAAGAAGTAATGCTTTCCGGATTTGGAGCGGCCCCAACAAAATCAGAAGGTGCTGGAGTTGAATACGACTCAGCGACTGAAGTTTATACAGCTCGTTATACACACGAAACTGTAGCAATGGCATTTGCCTTAACTGAAGAAGCTGTCGAAGACAACCTCTACGACCGTCTGTCAAATCGCTATACTCGTGCATTAGCACGATCAATGGCACATAGTAAGCAAGTGAAAGCTGCGTCAGTGTTAAATAACGCATTTAACGCAAACTTTCCAGGTGGTGATGGCAAAGAAATGATTGCCACTGACCATCCGCTTTCTGTTGGGGGGACCTTTGCAAATGAACCAACCACAGCAACCGATCTGAACGAAACTGCTTTAGAAAACGGTCTTATTACAATCAGTCAATTTACTGATGAAAGAGGCTTAATCGTAGCACTTCGTGGCATGAAACTTATCGTTCCTGCGGAACTACAATTCGTAGCTGAAAGATTATTAAAATCTGAAGGCAGAACTGGAACCGCTGATAACGATTTAAATGCTATCAATTCAACCGGTTCTATTCCACAGGGTTATACTGTTAATCATTATTTAACAGACCCTGACGCATTTTTCTTAATGACCGATGCACCAAACGGGTTAAAACACTTTACTCGTGCACCATTAAGAACTGCAATGGAAGGTGAGTTCAATACAGGTAATATGAGATTTAAAGCTCGTGAGCGTTACAGCTACGGGTGGTCAGATCCTCGTGGAATCTATGGTTCACCAGGTGCTTAATTAATTAAGCATCAATTCTTTAAGGGGTTAGCTTTTGTTAACCCCTTTTTTTATTTGCATTATCTATTTTTCTTATGTAACTTATAAGAATCCCTAGACGATCAATTAAGATCGACTTTAACGACTAAGGAGAAAACAATGGGTACAACAACTTTTTCCGGACCTATAAAGGCCGGCACAATTAAAGATACTACAGGCACAACAGTTGGCAGTGATGTTACTAATGTTGGCTCTGTTGTAATGGCACAATCAGCAGTTATAGATATTATTGGAGCTTCTGCATTAGATCAGTCTGTTGCAGTAGTACCTGCTAACTCACAAGTAGTAGATGTAATACTAAATGTAACAACTGTTAATAATGATGGTGGTACTGCTACTGTTGCTCTTGGAACAGCTACTGATGCTGATGCTTTTTTACCTGCAACTAATGTTAAAGCTCTTGGAACAACACATGGTACTTTAGATACTGAAGCTACTGACGTTGGTACAACTGATTTAAGAATTTTTGCAGATTTTGTAGCTGGCACTGGTAACGGTTCAACAGGCGCTGCAACTGTAACAGTGCTTTATATACAAAATAATAACCTATCTTAGGAGGTATAAATGGCAGGGCCATATTTAACTCATCAACAAGGTTCAAATGCAACTACAGTAGTTGTTGCTGGTGATACTAATAATGTAAACACCGCAGCAAAAGGTACAAATCAAGTTGTTTATTTTAGAGGTATATATTTAGAAGCTGATTCTGCGGATGGCACAGTTCAAATCCAATCAAAAAATTCTTCTGGAACTTTTACCTCTGAAGCTACTTTTAAAGTAAATAGTGGACAAAGTGATAGTTTTTATGCTGATTCAGGCATTAGATTAAAAAGAGGTATGAGAGTAGTATCAGATTCTGGTATTTCAAACTGTGTTATAACTTATACGGCATAAAATATGGCATATCCAGACTATAATTTTTTAAATAATCTAGTTCTTCCAATCACTAATCCTGACGGAACTGTTACTATTAATGGTGTTACTTATGCTGCTGATGGT